AAAATAGCAGCAGCACCTGAGTTTTGCTCAGCTGGTACAGCTTCAATCATAGCTGTTTCTAAATAGTCATCGAATCTTAATCTTGTTTCGTGCTCAGATTTTAAGTACCAAAGGTAACCAGTAGCACCATCTTCAGTAGTAACTTCTACCCATCCGATTTGTGCCATATCAGAACCAGATACGTTGTAAGTATCTTTAATGATGATTGGCTTGTTGTCGAAAATGAAGTCGTTAGCTTCTAATGAACCTACCATTCCTGCTGTTCCTTTTCTAAATTCTGAACCGTAAATGAATACTGTAACGTCAGAGTTACCAACTCCAGTACCTGCAGTTACTAAACCACCTGCTTCGTAAAAGTCAGCTGTGAACTGTCCTCTACCACCACCGGCATTGTTTACTGCGCTTACTACTGCTTTGTTTAAACCTGAACCATTATTTTGAACAATCACTAATGTCTGTCCAACTCTGATTACTTGCTCAGCAGTTGTTGGGTCTAATACATCATTTACTTGAAATACTGCTTGGTCAGCATTTAGAACTGCTGCAGTACCTACTTGTGTATATTTTGTGTGTAACCTACCTTGCTCTGCCCATTTAATAAGGTCTGAGTTTGTAGGCATTTCCGCTCCTACCATTCTAAGGAATGAAGAAATCGTTCTATTACCATATCTTTCGAATTCTTTTTCATACGTATCTGGTAGATACTGATTTAAGAAATCAAAATTTACAATATAGTTTTGGGCTGTTGGAGTTCTTTCTGAACTCGGTGTCAACGCGAATGTTGGCGTTGCATTTACTTGTCCTGCCATTTTATATTATTTTAAATTATTATTACGTTTTTTTAATACTCTTAATTCTCAGTCCCTTGTTTGAAGGCTGAGAAACTGATTTCACTTGAAAACCTGACTTAACAGAAACTTCTGGTGCACTACGCTCACTCATATTTATATTTTTTGTTTTGCGTATTACATCATCAGTAGCCTGTGATTTACCTTGCTCGTAAAAGAACTCAGCAAATTTATCAGGATTCATAGCTATAGCTAGAGCTTTGTGATAACCTTCTGCATCTTTAATAAAACCATTAGAATCCAAATACTTATTTACAAAGTTAAGTGGAGTCTCTTGAGCTTTTTTAAGTTCAGAAGCACTACCTGGGGAATACACTACATCATTCTCTCCTATATTGAACTTAAAACCTTTAAATTCGGAGCTGAATACCTCGTCGCTTTTTTTAACGAACCATTCTCTTTTTTGAATAGCATCATCCTGTTGAGCTTTAGCTGACTCTAAATATTGCCTATATTCTATCAGTTCATCGTTATTTACAGAGGCAGAACTTTCCCTTGACTCAAGAGGCTGTTTGTATTGTTCCTGTTGTTGACGTAAAAACTTTTTAGCTTTAGCAATCTCTTTTTTCTTTGCTAGTTTTATTTTTTTAATTTCATTTGGCTCATGAACTTCTTCGTCATAAACAAAATCTTCCATTAACATATCTATATCTTCAGGGTCTAAACCTTCTTCAGTTATAGAATAATATTCACGTAGCAAAGCATCTGGACTTAAGTCTGAATAATCTTTTTGCAATTTTGCAAAATCATTAAAACCACGTCCAGTTTCTTTTTTATACTTTAGGTAAGCAGCAACGTCTTCAGGAAGCGGTTCGCTTTCTTCACGCTCGCTAACTAACTCATCAATAGAATTAATTTCCTTACCGTATCTTTTTCCAATATATGAAAGAACTTCGTCTTCATTTAATTCAGGTGGAGTTTCTAGCTGTGGAGGTTTTTCTTCTACTACCTCTTCAACAGGAGCTTCTACCTGTGTACTTTCTTCTTTTACTTCTACTTCTGCTGCTGGTTCTTCAACCTTAACATCTGTAGATTCTTGTTCAGTCTGAGACTGAAACTTCTCCTCATGTTTTTCAAGGAGTTCTTGTTCTATTTGTTGAGACGACTTTTCTTCAGCCGTTACTTCTCTTACTTTAATATCCATTTGATTTAATTTAATTTAGTTGCAAAGTTACGCAAAATTTAAACACTATCTAGGTTCAAATTCTGCAAGGTCAAAACCATCTAAGGAATCTTCATTAGACTCAAAATTCTTAGGAGGTAAATTATTCTTACGCTGATTTATTAACTCAGACTGTTGTGAATTTTGTTGACTTATTCTGTCACTTTTAGCAGTTTCTTTTTGATTTTCTCTGGCAGATATTTGTTCTTGCGTCATACCTTGTAGTTGAAGGCTATACTGAAACTCTTGTTGCATTAATTGTGATTTTAATTGTGCTTCAGCTTTTTGTTTTTCTATTTCAAAAGCAACGTCTGCTTGTCTGTATTGCATCTTAGCTTGCGTTTCCATTTCAATTTTTTGCATAGCAGTTTGAGCAGCCATTTGTTGAGACTGTAACTGTTGTTGAGAAATCATTGCTTGCTTTTGCATTTCTCTTTTATCATCAGCTTCTTGCTTAGCTTTACGTTTTACTTTTAGTAATTGATTTGCAAGCTTTAAGTTTTTAATCTCACGTATATCTATTGCATCTTCCAAGTTAATATCCCCCTTAGATAAAGCCATTTGAATATTTTGCTCAAGCATTGCTTTTTGCTCTTCATCTGGAGATAATTCTATAAATACACCAAAGTCGTAAATATATAATTCTGAAATATCTCCAAGTATACCCACATTATATTTACCTATTTTATTAATAAAGTCATCTTTAAAATCTGAGTATTCTAAAATATCAGCTACTCTATAAGTTAAAGCTTCTGCTAATGTTCTATATATGTAAAGACTTCCGTCTAATATATGACGAGTAGCTGTATTAGAACTTAAAGCTGCTAGCTTTTGAACACCTACTAATGCGTCAGAGTTAGCAATTGTACCGTCTCTCGCTTCATTTAAGCCTGTTACAGCTCGAATCATGTCTAAATAGTGATTTAGGTTACCTATTAACATTTGCGTCTTAGATGCCCCCGAATTACTTGTTAGCTGCTGTATAGGAACTTTACCTTGATTATAATCTCCTTCTTGTGTATAACTTCTACCAATTACACTACCTGTTTGGAAATAAAGTCTTAATGCGTCTTCTGGGTTATACGCTGCTCCTGTACCTAAATCAACTTCATTTAAACCATCTGCATCAATATAGACACCATCAGGAACTGTACGTGATATAACTTGTTGCAATTTTAAATGCGTCATCTGAATTAAATCAGCATAAGGTATCATTCTTCTTACTAAAGATTCAATAACCCCTTTGTACATTCTTGGTGCAACAGCTACATAGTTTGGAATAGCATGTTGCGATGACGACTTAGGCCTTACCATGTTCTTAGCAAGCTCCCATTTTAAAATTATATTTGTCCCCATAACCATTACTCCATCATACCAAACATCAATTGTTTTTTCTACCTTCTCAAAATTGTTTTCTTCCATCATTTCATCTGGTGGATTAAAACCATCATCTTTTTCTATCATACTTATATTACCGTTGTCTTTAACTTTTTTCTTATAAACCATCTTCTTTGTGGTTTTATAATTAAAGTACATTAACGTACAAGTATCACGATAGAATATATCGTTTTCATAAAACTGAGCTGTGTTAAAATAATCATACCAACTTTGACTGTACTTAGAAATTTTTTCTAAATCATCATTTGTTAGTGTTGGGTCAATCTTCATCAGCTCGGTAATCGGAACAGTTTTTATTTCACCCCAGTAAAAACAATCTTTAAAATGCGGGTCTTCAGTATAACTGTATACTACATTAGCTGGGTCAACATAAGAAACTTGAACTCCAGAACCAGGTAGAAATTCATGTTTAGCTATACCCATGCCCGTGACCATCATATCGTAATCTAAACGTTTACGAATATCATCATAATGGTTCTCGGCAAACATTGTATTAATCGCTTCTTCCTCTGCAATTTCAATAGCTGGCTTGTAATTAAGGTTCATGTAAAGAGACAACTCTTCATCACTTCCAGGTAAATCATCGGGATTCATTGTAAACGCATCAAGTCCTGTTCCCTCTTTAATAACATTTAATACATCTTTAGCGGCCATTTGCCCCTGTATCATTTTCTGATACTGACTTCTGTTTTCTTGAGATATAGCATCCATTGCATACGCCTTTACTTTAAACAACCTATCTGACATACCATTAACAACGATGTCTACAAATTTTGGTATAATAGGAACTGGAGTCCAGTCTAAGTTAAGATAAGATAAATCACCATTTATAGATAATTCACTTTTGTATTTAGCTACAGACTGCTCTCCTCTTGCATATAACCTTAATTGATGAAAATTACTGTAGCTTTGAGCATATCTATTTCCTGATCTTCCTTCTTGAAACCATTCTCCTTCAATAGCTCTACCTACTTGAATACCATATTCTAAGCTTGATTTTTCTTCCTCACTTACCACTTGGTTTGGAAAAGAACTGTTTGTATTAGTTTGGATTTTCATTTATTAAAGTATTTTTGAAGTATTTCCACTATTATTATATTTTTTAATACCTAAATCAATAGGTTTATATATTTTCTTTTGAGCAGGCATATACCTATTCTTATTGCAAGCCATCAAAGCTAATCCTGAACTAATAGAAGCATCGTGCTTTGTTCTATTATTTATATTGAATTTAGCCCAATCATTTAATGTTCTTTGAAAGTACATATCTCCATATCCATTTTCTAAAATACCAACGTTAGTATTTATATAAGTTTCAATAGCAGCGGCATGAGCTTGCTTTATATCTTCACTAGAGTTTGGTATACCACCTATTTCTCTTTCAGTTACTGATAATTTATTCCAGATCTTATCTGGCCTATTCATTGAATAACCTCTATAACCTCTTCTTTTAAAATGATATAATAATCTAGGCTTATTATTCTCCGCTAATATAGGCATACCGTAAAAAATACAAGCCATTAAAACATCTTCAAAAAATATTTCAGCTGTTTGAGGTCTAGCTATATATTCTAAAAAGAAATGATTAGGAGGTACGTTTTCCATACTAAACTTAGTTAAGCCGTGTAAAGAACCATTAG